TGAGCGGCAATTTCTTGTTTTTGTTTTCCATTTATTGAAAAGTCAATGACCGCACAACGTGAATGGAGGGGCTGGATGATTTTGTTTTTGTAGTTGCAAGTGAAGATAAACCTACAATTTCCCACAAACTCTTCCGTAAAAGCTCGTAGACAAAGCTGTACATCAGGGGTAGTGTTGTCCGCCTCATCAATAATAATAACTTTGTGTTTGGCCTCACTCGAAAGGGAAACGGTAGAAGCGAAGTTTTTCGCGTTATTTCTGACAGTATCAAGGAATCGGCCCTCATCTGATCCGTTAATAACATAAACATCAACTCCTAATTCATTACACAAAGCTTTTGCAACTGTTGTCTTACCACATCCAGGTGGTCCAGAAAGTAAAAGATTGGGAACTTCGCCCTTATTTAGGAAGTCCTTAAATGTCTTCTTAATACTCTCAGGCAGGATACAATCATCAATGGTCTGTGGACGGTATTTCTCAGTCCAAACAAATTCATTTCTCATAATAAAATTTCAATTAGTCTCCTAACCTAGCTGATTCTTCATAGAATAAATCACCCTCATTACCAATCATCAATACCTTCCATTCATCATCTTTTTTCTGATAAACTTCAAGACATGATTCTTGAATAGGGGTGCCTGTGTTTGTTGTCCAAGTACGAACCCACCATTCCTTCTCACCATCATAAGTATATCCCCTTTCCTTTAATTGGGAAATAAGTGGATCTTCTTCTTCTGGTTTAGGAGGTGAAAAAACATTGAGAATAAAATTTACAATGTTAGTAAAGACCTTCTTAATTGTATCTAGGATGTTCATATCTTCTCCCTCAAATGAGAATGTAAATCTGAAACCAGTTCTTCATGTCTCATATACAATTTAACATAACCAAGAAGCATCTTCCTCAATCTCTTAATATCCTTAATATTATTAATCTGTCTAAACAAATTCGCGTATTGAAATTGTTTAGAAGGAGATGTTAATTTGATTGAGTCAGGATTTCTCATTAACCAAAAGTAGAATCTGGTTCTAATGCTATGTAGTATACAACATCATAATTTTGATTAGTAAATCGAGACAAAAGTTTAGATGACACCACCACATCATAAGTTCCAGGAATAATCTTTAAATTCTCTTCCTTAAAGTTGAAAACAAACTGAGAGTCTGTCTCACCAACTATAATAGAAAAATCATTTGAAGTATCATTCTTCTTATCCCTAGCAACAACCTTTACAACACCAGCTTCTCCAATAGCAGAAATATCAGGTAGTTGATATACAGATGCTGCCTTCTTTAATTTCTCTAATTGTTGACTTGTAAGAACAAAAGAAACATCCTCAGAAGGAAGAGTAATTTCTTTGTCTGGTGGAGACACAACAACAGAAGGTTCTGCAAAGAAATACTTAGACCTCATCTTACCTTCCTTAATCACCACATACTCATCATTAGTAAAATCTAACTCTGGGCTCTGGTGTAAAGAATGTCCTTGAAGAAATTGGTTTAAATCATATATACCAAAATCCTTAGGAAATTCCTCTGTAATAGTAGCTTCCGCTAGAATATTCTTCATAATAGAAATAGTTCTTAACTTATTACCACTCTTAAAGAGGATAGACTGATTAATAGAAGAAAAGTTCTTTAATAAATTAATAGTTGTATCAGAAAGTTTCATAACCACGGGTCGGAGTTTCATCGTTTGTGTTGCCACTGAAATAATATAAGAGTAGACAATAATGCATTGCCTTCAATATATCACGCTTTGCTTGTCCTTTCTTATCATAACGACTCAGATACTTGATTGCATTAGAACGGCAGAAGGATTCCGCATCACCAACAGATTGAATAAGATCAAGAGTCTGGACATTGTTGTTTCTAGAAGTATAATGCCCACTATACGTAGAGGCCACATAATCTTTAAGGTCCTGAATAGATTCTTCTTCTTTATATTTTCTAGTAGATCCATCTTCCAACTTAACTGGTGGTTTTGGTGGATAATGATAGGCATGAACATCATCTACCTTAGGAGGATTAACCACAATATGATCTTCCCCCATACCCCCTTGTAATCTAGTAGGTCCAATCCTTAAAGTATCAGGACCTCCACCAAAAGTAACTGGTGTACTAGAAAAACTAAATCCACCATCAACTCCATAATAAGGATTTCCAGTTATACTATATCCATCATCCTTCCAAAAATCTTTCCAATCCTTATCTGATTTAGCTTCAGTTACCTTACTATCCGTAAAATTATATTGTTTTGGATTAGGATTTTCAAAATCATCATAATCCTCAGGATATAGTCCAGGACCTTGATCGGAAATGTCAATCCCTGGAACTTTGCTTCCCTTTTCTTTATCACTCATAATTGGATACTCCTCATCAAGTGTTCCATTAATTTCATCATACAATAAACTCCATGCGTTAATCATAACATCAATCCCCCTCTTGGTCAACTGGAAGTTCAAAAGTAGCGTCTACTTTATCATAAAGCTCCAAGAAAGAATTAATGGTTTCATCATCAAATCTGTTTATACAAACTTTAATCGCTTTTGCCTTATCTCTCCAAATAGAATAAGCACGAATAATGTGCACCAATCTCCGAGTAGAGATGACTTCTTCAATTCCTCCATCATAAAATGTCTTTCTAATAATATCTGCCCAGTTACATAAGTGTTTACAGAAATCATCATCTTCAATACCCACAGATAGAGCATGTTTCGCCAATATTCTATACTCATAAGTACTAGATGGATATTGTTGTTCAAAGGTTACACAAAACCTTTCTAAAAATGCTTCATTCAGAACATTAGTTCCAATAAAATGTCCATCATCACTACCTCTACCTTTAGTATTGGCAGTAGCCATCACATTAAATCCTGAAGCAGGTTTTACAAACTTACCAATCTTTTTAAGAAATACACCCCCACCTTCAAGTATAGATTGTAGACAGAGTATCTTATTGGAAGCTAAGTCAACTTCATCTAGAAGGAGGATAGCTCCCCTTTCCAATGCCTCGACAACTGGACCATTATGCCATACAGTGTTGCCATCAACAAGACGGAACCCACCAATAAGGTCATCTTCGTCGGTTTCAATTGTGATGTTTACCCTAATTAACTCTCTATTTAGTTGGGCACAAGCTTGTTCCACCGAAAACGTTTTACCATTACCCGACAAACCCGTAATGAACGTAGGATAGAACAACCTAGATTGAATAATGGTCTTGATATCTTTAAAATTACCAAAGTGGACGAAGGTATCATCTTTTTCTGGGATAAGGTTATATTCTGATACAGGAAGAACAGATGGAGCAACATAAGAACGCTCAATCTCTTCTATGGTGGTCATGTCAACTTCTAAATTCCACTTACCACGACCAACCTTATACTTATTTAATCGTTTTGTTACTGTGCCATAAGAGATTCCATGAGAAGCACAATAACCACGAATATCAGCAGCTGTAAATTCTATACCAAAAGCTTCTCTGAGCTCATTAATGACTGAATCCAAAACCATTTAGATTTCTCAACTGAACCTAGTATAACAAAGAAAAGGGGATTTAATCTTCATTTGGGACACTTTTAATACTGTCTTCCCATTCTTTAAATGATGACTGACAATCAGGAGGTTCAGGATACTTATATCCTTTCATTTTCATCCATTTACTATGCAATGCACCCATCATCCATGACTGAGAAAGACTCTTGGGACCATTCTCTAAGAGTTCAAGCTCCATCTTATTAGAAGTATAACCCTTAAATTCTTCACGCCAATTGGAATCATCAAACGGTTTCTGTGTCATATCCCTTCCTTTTTTTCCAGTCTGAATACATCCCACCAAAAACCATACCCTCATTGGATTTTAGTTGTGCGCCCTCCAAAATTTCTTTTTGTCTTTTGGATAAGGTGACATCCATAGTAAGATATTCTTTCTCCCAATTGGGAACTTCTTTAATCCATTCTGCAATCATGTGTTTAATACCCAAATAAGTCTAACAATCATACCCACAATTAAAACATAATAGGTCCACATAATCCACATACCAATCTTATTGTGTAGTGAACCTCTTTTATATCTGGTTACATATCCAGGGGGTATAGAATCCCACCCATCAACCATATATTCCTTGGGATCAATTCTTGCCATCCTTCCTCCTCGGTACTTGAATTGTCCATGATGGGGCGACTAGATCCACCATCTCAAATTGTTTCTTATTCCTTTCCATCTCCATCAACCAGGCTTCATTCATAGTCTCACCATAATGTTTATCAGA